GTTGGTCTCCATTCATTTTCATATCAAATCCTAATAAGATGATTCGCTTTGCCCCTGCATTAGCAGCAACACTTATTGCGGCTGCCCCACTATTCCAATTCCAACTAACTTTACCAGGGTGGGAACTTATACCTGTTGTATGATGCCCGTCCCGTTCTAAATACTTAATCCAATTATAACGATCACATGCTGGATTACTTGAAATTTTTAATCCCGGAAAATCTAATAATCCCTTTTGATTATTTAAAAAAAATCCGTTATCTCCAAAGAACATCCAATCAATCCAAGTGCCTATTAAATACGCTGCATTAATACCAATCACATGTTTATTATATATTGCAGACATATAAGGACTATAAGCACTTGGCAAAGACACCCCTCGTATAACATCCTGAATTACCTTTTCAGGAATTTCAAACTGTCTCGGAATTGATGGTCCACCCCCTAAAATCCAGACTTCCCCACCATCCCATATACGAGGGACTTGCCATTTCATTTTTCTAAATCAACAATAAATTGTTCAGCAATTTCTTTCTTCAAACCATTTTCATTAAGCACCTTTCCTTCGGTGTCTACAACATTAAATAATGATTTTGAGTTCCCTTTAGGCTCTAAATGATATGTAGAAACTTTTTTACTTATAATTTCCGGTACTGGACTTATTTTTAAGTCCTGTAATGGAATAACAACATCCCGGAAAGCCATTGGAATTTCATCAATTCGAGCTTTAAATTTTTCACCCGGTTTTATAATTCGATTTTTAAGAATTAGTGGACCCCCACCAATCTTTTTCCAAGTAATTTCAGGATCAGTAACACTAACTTTTATATCTTCTTTAACTGCACGTTCCATAATTTGATTTTTATTTGTTTTAACTTCTAAAAAATTAAATCCATGATTAGGATTAATTTTGTTTTATGCCATGTGAACAATACCACATTTACCATTCTGATCTGAACGTATTTGAGGAACTTGAATAGTCATTACTTTGTATTTGTTAAGTAATTTACCTTCAACTTGCCATTCAACATTCTGTAATCCCATACCACGTACTAAACGAACCGTATCAGGCTTCATTTGTACTAATAATACGTTATTAGCTGGTAAAGTATCTATAACTTTTATACCCTGTATACCGGAAATTTGCATGATACGTTCACGGATAGTCTTACCACTTGTACGATTATAATCCTTATCAATAGTTACTTCATAAGCAGTTGGGATATATAACATCCAAGGACCATTCTGATAGGCTGCAATAGATTTTGCTTTCATATCTGCAACATCATTTACAATCTTATCTGGGCCGGCTCCACCATCAGAATCAAAATCGCCATCATCCCAATGTGCTCCAATTGCTTTAGTAATACGGTCAGGGAAATTGATATAGGAATAAATTTTATTTCTTTCCCTACTATCTTTTTCACCATAACCATAAGTGGTATCAGTAAACAACATATTTTCCAATTGTTCATTTACTGCCCTTGCAGCTCTACCAGCTATTGTAGTATCCAAAGGATTTCCCAAAGAACGGCTTGCAGCTAATTCCCTTGCGTTAATTTCATAATCAACACTAATTATAGGAATTGGCAAATAATTATATTGGAAATTAGGACGGTCATTTTTACTACGTGAAACCCCATCCATTGTAAGTTCAGCGGTCATACTACCAGCAACATCATGCCATTCGAGAATGGTTGTCCCCATTGCATTGCCAAGGTTGTATGTCAGCCCTTTAGAAACAAGGTCTTCAATACCACCTAAACGATATTTGCCCTCTTCAAGAATAGCGTCATCAAGCTGTTTCCATTCATCCCTTCGCAGAGTTGCATTAGCTACTAACTGACTTTGATAATTGGAAATTAATTTAGGGTTTCCCCCCTTATATATGGAAATATAACTCCCAAGAAACTTTCCATTATCATCAAAATCCATAAAGGGTCTCATTGCCCCAATATTCAAACGACCATTAGCCATTAATTGGTTTGCAACTTCCCCTTGAGCCAGTCCGTTCGAAATTAAATCTACATTTACATCCATTTTTATTTTCCTTTCTTTTTTTGTTATACAATACGGACAGCTATACCATGCCAGGCAGTACCTGCACCAGATGATTCAGAACCCTCAATTGTGTTAAGGTCTTTTGCTTCAAGTGCAATAGCTACAATCTTGTTTGGTTCAACAGTACCTTGTGTTTGTGCATCGGCAGAATCCCAACTATCAGGCATAAATTTAGTTAACAGCCCTTGTCCATTAGACATCAAAGCATCACCAACAACAACAATTTGTTCATCGGCAAGTAATGCCTGAACTTCATCCCCACGTTGTGGAATCCAGCAACGTACAACATCCCCGGCTGCATAAGCATCTTCAACACCTTTACCTTGCAATGCATCTTCTATTGCAAACATAATAGGAGTTACATTCCCAGCTGATGTTGCATGAGCACGAACCTTCCCAGTACTCATAAGCTCAACCAACATACCAGGGGAAATAGCTGCATTGGCAGTATATTCATTGAATACATCCAAATAGCTTTTTAACTTAATAGTGTTTCTCATTTATTTTTCCTCCTTTTTTATTTTTTAATTTCTTCAACATCCATACCAGTAGGTAACATAGGTGCTCTGGCATTTGTTTTAATTTCAGTACGTTGGTTATTTCCCATCGGAGAATAATCAACTTTCTTTACTGAATTAAACAGACGTTCCAAAGTATCTTCACTCATTACGGTCAACATTTCGTCTGGCCATAATTCTTTACTGGTATTTGCTTGGATACCTTCAATTTGAGCAGCACGTTTTTCAGCTAATTGTTTCTTACCATAATTCAAAGCGGCTTGATCTTCAGCTGAGAGTACCATCGGAACTTCTTTGACTACTTCTTTAACAACTGTATTTGTAACAACTTTCGTTTTTTCACAGTCACTTTTTTTCATCATATCATCCCCTGCATTAACTTCAATTTTCTTTGGCATTATAGCATCCAAAAATTCTTCTTTCTGAGTTAACAGAAATTCCCTATGTTCGGCAGTATACGGGGTACTATTATCATTAATTATAGCAACAATTTTTTCCATACACTGTCCACAAGGGGGGTTGTTCCCTCTTTCCATGTTTTTCTTTTTTTCGTTTACATTTAAAGCGTTTACATTAACATAATGGGTTTCCCTTTTTACTTCAACTTTATCACCAACAAATTCAAGATTCCCGCTTTTTACATTTGCTTGGTAATTTTGTTTAAATAATTTAGAAACCCCAACTCCGTTTTCACTGTATTCGTAAATTAAATAATCATCATAAGCCTCAACCAAATAATTATAACTTGTTTGAGTATTTAAACTACGAACCAGATCACGACAGGCATTTAGTCTACTGTCAAAACTTTCAGTCATATTATTTGTTATATCACTAACAAACTTTCCAACATCCTGTAATTCAGCAAACGTTTTTATTAAATCCATATCTACTCCTTTCTGATTAGCACCAAGTCCACAACCATCTTTAATAGAACATGCTCCTTTAGCCCCGGGCAAGAGTGCTAAGTGATCTGGTCTATGATTTCTGGCAATAGCCTTGTACGTTTCTCCATTCCAATCACCGTTTTCCACAGGTTCTTCCTCTGCAAAAACACCAACTGAAACTTCAATTATCTTTGTTTCTTTTATCGCTTCCAATATATTATTTGATACTATTTTCAACTTGTCCGGGTAGATATAAGCATCAGCCATTAGCTTAGTCCCATTAACATGAGTATTAAATATTTTACCAACCCCAACAGCTTCTAATACTTCTGGACTATTAGCTGAAATATTTTGTCCAGTTTCATTTTGTGGATGATTGACCACAACGGGTATCCCATCCCATGATTCTGGAAATTTTCCTAAATCATTTATTGTATGTAACAATGGTCCTTTAGACCCTGCATGGACACCCTCAACCATCATTACAACGGGCACAACCAAACAATTTTTTCCTTTATATTTTTTGGTTTTAACCTCGTAATTTTCTTCCTGTTTAGGTTTATAGATTGTTATCATAGTTTTTTATTTTTTGCCCATTATATAATTGCGTATTTCCCTTAAATTTTCATTAGTTTCTTTGACGTAAACATCCAAATTATCCTTAACTTCTTTACAATTTTCTTTTCCAGTATTGATTTGCATTTGTAGTATAGAATCTTTTGCATATACCAAACTAATATCTGCTTTTTTAGCTAATCGTAAATCCAATGTATTTGCATCTGTTTGCCTTATGGTTGCTCGTTGGGCAGCTATAAATAATAATACACTTACCACTGATGAAACAAGTACAGTAAAGAGTTTTGAATTACAGAATTTAGGCCACATATCTTTTATGTATTACAATTAAACAATAAAGCAATCCTAATATCAGTAACCCTACACACATTGCACTCCAAATATTTTCCCACATTGCTACTGAACAAAAAACAATTCCTGAATAACAGCTTATATGATAAACTAACTTTAAAATAAAATAAGGAATTAAAACATAACGGAATAATAACTTTGCTTTTCCACTTAAAATAAAACCAAGTATAAAACATAGAAATAAACTAAATCCATTTTCCCCAACAGCCCAAATAACCCCCCATGATTCATCTGAAAGTCCTAACCATCCGGGAAATGATAAATGAAATAAGCTAATAGTGATTGCAAAAATTAAACAACCAACAATCACTATTAGTTCAAACCAATCAATTGTTCTTTTCATTTCTTTACCCTTACTTTTTTAGGGGGTTTTGGTTTGTTTGCATCAACTGGCATAATAATTCCCCTTTCTCGTTTGTTTACTATTAAAGCGTTTTAATCAGTTAAATCTTCACTGCTCGTGCGTTTATATTTATTTCCTTTTTAGATTTTATTTTTTTAAATGCAATTTTATCACAAAACCTTTCTTCTACTTTTACTTTAATTTTCATAATTCCTTTAAATTAACTTCGTAATAATTAAATAAATCATGCCCATAATTATCTTGTTGTGTTTTTAATTTATGTGATTGATACTTAAATTTAGAATTAGATTTAAATAAAATCTCAGTTTCCCCACCCTCTTTATGGTGTGAAATATTAGTAATATCCCTTCCATTTTTACCATTTATTTTTAAAACAATAGTTCCATTCTCCCCTAAAAATCGACTCAAATATTTTTCTTTACTTGTTGAAGTAAACCCTAAAAATTCAACTTGATTATTATTTTTTAAATTAGAAATAAATTTAAGTGATTCAGATTCATTTAATTGCATAGCCCTATATGTAATACCTTCATATTTTGGGTAATTTTCCATTGCTTTATTAAGTTCATTTTTAACAAATAATGTATCATCATCTTTATTTTCATTTCTTAAATCTTCATTTAAAGGTACATATAATCTACGGGTATAATTTTCAAGTAATTTATCACTATTAGACATTATACTATTTTCATTATCATAAATATAATCAGCATACTTTCCATTTTTAATTTTCTCAAAATTAAAATTTGAAGGTATATTTAACTTACCACCACCTTCACCAGAACCCCCAACTTCACCAGGCCTGCCCAAATGCCCAAAATTCCCTGAACCTTCACCACCTTGTGTTAATATTTCCCCATTGGTACGTTTATATTTATTCCCCTTCTCAACTCGTATTGGTAATGCTATGCATTTGCAATTAGGATGGTAAGGTATCATTGATTCTATTTCATCCAAATCATACATATGACCCTCCAACGCTAAACATTCATCACATACATGTCCTGGGCCTTCTAATATGCCCGAAGTTTTCCATTCTCCACGGATATATACCCCTTCGGTTGCCCATGTTTTATATTCCTGTATTGTAGCTACATGATGGGCACGAATTATTTCTGTACGTGCAATCATTTCAGCCCTACGTTTAGCAGGGATAAAACGACCTAATGTATCCGTTATAGCTAATTCTTTACCTGTTCCACTTGTCCCCGTTATTACCTTTCGCATTTTACGTGCTAATGTAATAGGATTATCCCCGTCTGCTATTCCTTGGCTTAATACCCTGCTTATTTGGGTATCCATTTGACTTGTTATGCCTTGTAACTCACTAAATGCACGGGTATAAAGTAATCCTAAACGGTCTATATGTAAAGGGGATGTCATTGACATTACGATGCCTCCAGTTTGTTCCATTGCCGGAATATCCTTATATTTCGCTTGTTTGAGTTCATACCGTGCCCGAATGACCCCCCTTTTATAACTATCAAAAATGTATTTATTTGTCCAAGCCCCGTTTATTCCAGAACCTATTTGATTTAATTCACCCACTTCTAATATCCCATTCTTTATTTGCTTATCCAACCACAAACGAAACTTTTCAACCTTATCCGCTGAACGTGGAAAAGCAAATGAAGCTCTTGAAGGAGTTGTAAATTCCCCTTGTATAGTAATTTTATTATTCAATCCAAAAGCATCTTCGGTTACAATAGTTTTATAAATAATTTTTACCAATCCATCAAACCGTCGGTTCATATCCTTTACAAAAGCATTACGTAATGCTGTTGTCCGGGTTGGGTCGTACCTGTTTACCGAAGCATTTGTATGTATATGGTTATTCATTAATCTAAATTAGGGTTTAAAAACTTTAAATTATTTTTAGGTGTTTCTATTTTTTCCTTTACTGGTTGATGATTTATTTTATCCCATTTTAATGTACTCCTATAACTTATTTGGGGGGTAAAATCAATATTTTCAGAAATCCCACCGAACTTATTTAACCTTTTTATTAAATAAGTTCTTAATTCTTTCGGGGGTACCTTCTTTGTTATATATACATTATGGGCATCTTTTTCATAAATGCCTTTTTTAGAAACATATTGTTTATCTTCAAAAACAATATTTATATGGTTATTTAATTTTTCTAAATCCGATGATGGCAATTTATAACCAACAGGCTTTCTTACTGAATGATTTGATACTCTAATTTCAGTAATACTATTATCTTTCATTGGTACATAAAAATAATCGGAACTACTACTAGAATTTAAAGTCCCATACTCTTTTTTCCATTCTTTATAAGATTTAAAAATTTCATCCCCATTAATTTCTTCAACATCGCCACCTTCACCAGAACCCCCAATTTCCCCCGGACGCCCTTCGTGTCCGAAATTTCCTGAACCTTCTCCACCATGAGTTAATGGTTTTGTTTTATCTTCTTGTAACGGTTCAACTGGCATTTCTTCAATTGAGGTTTCTTCTTCTACAACCTCAGATTCAACCATTTCATTTATCAAATCAATTTGATCCCCATCAAATCCTAAGAAAAATTCCATAAATGCTTTTGGTGGTACAACTGCCTCAATAGCTGGATTGCCTACATAACTAGCTAAAGCAGCTGCCCGTTGTACCCCAATAGCAACCCGTTGGGCTTCACTTGATGCAAATAAATCTGACCATTTAATTTTCCAACCTTCCTCGGTTGTTGGTTTAGGTAATACCTTTAATTCTATGCAACGATCAATAAACGGTTGTACAATATGTGGCCCAGCATGTTCATCCCTACGATTTTGCACATATGTATCCCATTCATCTGCATCCTGTCCACTAGCTAACTGCCCCCGTTCTGAACCCATCAGCACCCGTTGTGGGATACCTGTAACGGCTGAAAGACATTGTATTTGGATATTAAAATGATTTGTCGGGTCTGCTATTTGCTGGGCTAATGCTGTAATATCAACCCCATTTAATAATAGTATCCTACGTAAATTATGTTCATATTCATCTATTGTATCCAATAAGGCGTCCTTTTCAGTAACCCCCATTTGATAATCCTTTTCAATCTTTGCATTGAATCCAGGACGTGCCCCACGCCAAAACATTTCAGCATCGCCACCAATAATCTTTTCCAAGTCCATTAATCTATCAAACACAACTTCTAACCGTGGGGCTGAACTTATTTCCGATTCTAAAATATCATCCACAACATGAATAATACGACTATGATGGACATTGATTGTAGTAGATGTATTCTGGGTTGTATCAGCCATTGTAACCGTATAAATCAATGGTAACCCATAACGAGGGTTACTCGTATCCGTTTCGTACGTAGTTATCTTTGCATTAATTTCTCCAAATGGTTTTACATACACCAATTCACTGCCTATTGTAGCAGGGGTTGCAAATTGTTCTTGGGATTTTACATCATCCAAACCTAATAATAAAACTCCATATGTTCCAATCCCAGCTAACTTATCAACACGAGAAAATATAGACTTTAATTTTAAGTCCTTTTCCAAATCTACCCATGCACTTTCCAATGCTGTAATCTCATCATCGTTTGATTCCTCAATTTCTAAAGAACCCCCCCATGTTGCACGAACAGGCCTATCTATAATTGCCTTTGCAATATCTTGCCTTTGGTAACGAGCTAAATAATCATTATATGTAATAGAATCCAAATATCCTAATGCTTGACGAATATCCCTAGCACCAGAAAACGATTGTAAGCCCATCTGATGGGCTAAATTTGCACGTTGAGTTAACTTACCTGGTATTACTACCTCTGAATTAACTCCAGGTGAATTTACACGTATGTATTTAGATTTATTAGCCCGTTCCATTATCTTACTTTTTTACTAAGCAATCAATACTTACTAAATGATTAGCTGTTAAACGTTGTCCTGCCATTTCCTTTGCTTCTTTTACTGTTTCTTTAGACATCGTGAATGGTTTGTATTCTGTACATTCTGAATCCAATTTCTTTTGGAAAGCATCACTTTTAGATTGTTGTAATGTTAATTCTTTATCATACTTTACTTTTAAAGCTGCCATATCCAATGCTTTTTGTTCCTGAGTTTCTTTTGCAAAATGATATTGAACTGTTTGTTCATTGATACGGGTTATCTTAGGTTCTCCATTTTCATCCTTAATACAATACTTAATATAGATTTCTTGGAGTTCTTTTTGATAATTATCTATTGCAGGAACTTTTATTCCTTTCTCAATCTTTTGTATAATCCCTTCAATAACTACTATGTTGCAAGCTATACAATTATCAAAATCATAGGTTAAACCAATTTGACCAATTTCTTTCAGGTCTTTAAGCAATTTGTAAAGTGAATTGTAAATCATAATTTTTAAAGTTTTAAGTTATTAATCTAAATCATCAGTTGCATCAGTAAACATATTTGTTGCATCTGCTTTTATATAATCATAAATTTCTTTTAATGAATAATTAGTCCCCGGTAAGGTAACCCTAGCCCCTTGGTTAAAATTATTAGAAACATCAGCCAATCTTGCTGCTTTATTTAAGTATAATTCTAATTTTACTTCAGTGATGCCAATCTTATAATTTCTGGTTTGACAACATACTTTCCAATAATTTGGATTTGCCCCTTTGTAAGGAAATACTTTGATTAGTGCCATATTATTTACTTATTTTATTTATTGTTAATATTATTGAAGGACAAGCAGGACGTGTTGGGTTTGCTTGTGCTGCTGTTGCTAATAAAACTGTTCCTGTATCATTTGAGTTATAGAATAATTCAAACCGTTGCCCGGCTGTAAATGATAATATATAGGTTACTGTGATTATTCTCTCATTAGCAGCACCAACAAATCGTGATATTGTATTTGTCCTTGCTACATTAGTTCCATCTATTTTTGCCCATATATCTAATGTCTTATTTGCAACAGCTGATTTACCCACTGCTGAAAATGTAATCAAATATGTCCCTGCAACTGGTATAGTAATATAACTTGGGTTTGTAGATGTACTATGTGTTATATTATATTTTGCTTCCTCTGTATCAAATGGGATTGCATATTCAGCCGTTGCACTCACTACAGTTAAAGTAGCTGAATGGGAGAATGAAGCATATGGCATAGGTAGATTGGCAAGTCCAACTGATTCAATAGTTCCTTGGGTTAATAATGCCCCTGTTTTACTTATAGTTACTTTATTTGCCCAATTTGAACTTTCATAATTATCTAACTCTAATAAATTAGCAGTTGTTTGCCCTAATCGTTTGTCATCAGTTGCTGGTGTCGGTGCTGTCGCCCCTACCATTGCCGTGCTTAAAGCGTATTCATAATTTCCTAATAAACGATAATTACCCATACGACCAAACCTATAAGGCATATATATTGTACCGTTATCGGCAAAGTATTCTAAATTTAAATAATCTTCGGTTTCTGCTATTGGGTCAACTGTTTGTCTCCAATTATAAGTATAAACCAAACCACCAAAATAGGCAGTTGAACGATTATGGTATGAACCATAACGTTTTGAAGTGCCAGATGTAGCAGATGACTGGGCAATTGCGTAATGTGATTGTGTATATGATGCAGTGGGGTACGTTGTAACTGAGTATGAATTGCTATTACTATATGATGCAACTATTCCTGAGATTAAAAGCACCCCATTGCTATACAATGACATTCTAGTTGTTAATACCCCATTTGTTTCGTTTTTAAATTTTAAATAACTAAAAACTGATGAACTAGACGCACCTTCGGCTACAATTGTCCATGGTTGTGGTTTAGATATTAAATTTATATTGTCCCATCCATTAACACTAAAAAATAAAGAAGGACTTAATAGATTGGTTAAACTAGCAGTAGCCAGGGTTGAATTAACTAAACTTATAGCATTATTTGTTACTGAATTTGTTGTTACGTTATTTGATAGGTTTATTGTACCTGCATCTGCTAATGTTATATTTCCAGAAGCAATATCAACTGTTGATACTATAATATCATTAGTCCCATTACCAACTACTATTTTATTAGCAGTTAATGTGCCAATAGGCAATTGGTAATCAGTTCCTGCACTAGCGGCTGAAATAGTAGTCCCATTTGATTTTACTATGCCATTTATTGCTTTAACAACCGGGTCAGTTTCTGTATATGAAGTGAGATATGTTGAATTATCATAACTAATAGTGGTTCCACTTATTTTAACAAAACCAGTTCCATTTAAAGCAGGCTGTGCCCCTACTTCACTAGTTGTATAGCTTGGTTTTGTAGATGCTTTTGCCCAGGCATAAACATCACTAGCAGGCAATGAACTAGGTTTATTTTTTATATAATCAACCGCTGTATTTGTTGCTTGATTCCAATCACTTTGAATTTGGCTAAATGTAGATAAATTTTTTATATACAATGCATCCAAACGATCATCACCAGTTAATGTTGACAAAACATTACGTACCTGGGCAGCTGTGGTTAATCCTTGCAACCCATCATCTACATTTACTGTAATGTTTTCATGTTCTACTATCTCAACCGTTATGTTTTGCGTTATCATGCCCTGCGTTGTGTTACTACATATTTAACTTCACATTCTCCAGTTGATGTATTGAAATCATCTAAAGCCTCACCGGATGATTCTTGTCCATATATTTTAATGTCCCATTTGTAAATACCAACCTCAACATCTGTTTCCGTTTTATCCAAACTAACAACGGTTATTCCATTCACAGCATCCGTATGAACTGAAACATCTTTTTGAATTAATGCACTCGAATCGGTTTCATCATAATCTGTCAACTCTTTTACTGTAAAAAATAACGTCTTTCCAGTTAAGTTATAAGGCAAATGGGAAACCTTATAAGTTATAGTAAAAGTCCCCACGTATGGAACTCCCTTTTTTATCGTTATTTTATTTGTTGTTGACATAATATAATTATATTACTGTTTTTCGACGTTTATAGCCCGTATCCCACGCTGATCTTCTAATAAGGTAAAGATAACTAGGTCATTTTCTTTTAAGGCTTCTTTTGACGTTACATTTGTTATATGAAAAAAACGTTCTTTCGTCCCGTTATCTTCAATAATAAAACCGTACCCTTTTACTGCATTGTAAAACTTTACTTTTCCTGTTAATGTCGATTCCATAATAATTTATTTTAATTTAAACTTAATCCTTTCCAAAAACACTTTGCTTCATATAATCTCATTTCATATAATTGAATTTCTTTTTTAATTGTTGCCTGTAATACAACTAACATTTGATTAAATTGAAGTAATATAGTATCTACTGTATTTTTATTTTCCATTACCTTACAACCCCCGCCATTCGTTTAACTGCTAACTTATTAAATGCTGCTGAACTAGCATCGACTTGATCTTTATATTTCCCAAATGGGAAGCCTCGTAATTCCTCAATATACGCTTGATTCCAATCCCCTTGTAACAATTGAACATTTCCGTTATTGACCTGAACTGAAAACGGGTCTGCCCGAAATATCTTATCCCCACTTGGATGATCTAAATAAACAGAAAAGCCAACTAAGTTACGTACAGTAGCCTCAGCTGACTCTTTTCCTCCACTACCCCCTTCTTGTTCCACACCTATAATAACTTTAGATGTATCTGCATATGCAACTTCTTTTATTATTCGTTCACGTTCTTCAGCTGCCCATTGACCTTTCTTTACATCTAAAATCAAATAACGACCGTTAACCAACTTAGCCATTTTAACCCCAGCTGTAAAACAACCTGTATCTTGACTTCCTGCTTTGTCCCAGTACCTTATTATTGTTTGGAAGTTAATATCAATAGGCATGGTTTGTATTATCTGTATATGGTCAACTTTAAACATACCACCACCAGGAGGGGTTGGGTTTTGCCCTATTTGGCCTGCATACCCATATTGTCCTAAATCTGCTTCAAGTTCTTTTAATACAAGTTCATTTAATCGTATAGGATCAAGTAAATTGTTTACATAGTATTGTAACAGTTCAACTGGCTTTACTTTTTCACGATACGTATTTATTTCACCCGGTAAACAAATATGTTTTACATTCTTTTTATTCTTTGCCAATAAATGTCCTGTTGGGTCATCTTGATGTAATCGTTGCATGATTAAAATAGTTGTGGAAACTTCTTTATCTGTTTTACGTGTAGATAATGTTTGATCCATCCAAGCATTAGCATTCTGTAAAAACTTTTCTGATACTGATTGCTTTGGATTCAGTGGATCATCTATAATTAATATGTGTCCATGAAACCCGGTTGCTGCCCCTCCAACTGATGTTGAAAATCGACCCCCACCATAAACAACCCTAGCCATAAACCCCTTACAAGCCTGTTCCCTTTTTACAACCCTAAAATTGGACTTGGTATCTTTATCTTGTTTGATCTCTATATTAGGAAACAACATTTTAAACTTATCACTCCTTATAAGGTCACGACTTTTTTCTGCACTCTCCAATGCCAATGCATCGGAATAACTTGCTGTAATAAATTTCATCCAATACCACCGTGTCCAAC